ATCCCACCATGAGTCGCATGCCGCTGCGGGTTTCTATACTTCTAATTTCTATACTGCAACTGCATTGGTAATTGATGCTATCGGTGAATTTGATACTGCATCTATTTGGTTATGTGCCGATGAGACTCTTAAGAAAAAGTGGAGTATGGATTATCCGAAATCTCTTGGATTGTTTTATTCTGCTATAACAGACAGAGTTGGATTGAAACCAAATGAAGACGAGTATATCCTAATGGGCATGGCAGCGTATGGTAATCCGAATAAGCACTATTGGGACATGCGCGAACTATACGAAAAAACTAATTTGCATCGTGGTTGCAAGTGGTGGTTAAAAAACGAAGATCCTGATCATTATGACCTTGCTGCTTCTGCACAGAAGATTTATGAAGAAGAATTCGATAAACTGCTCCGTCGTGCCAAGGAAACAGACCCTCTACAAAATAACCTAGTGTTATCAGGGGGTTGCGCACTTAATTGCTCCGCGAATCATATCGCTTTGAAATATTTCAAGAATGTTTGGATCATTCCGAATCCTGGAGACGCTGGTAGTTCTCTTGGTGCTATCGCTGCAAACAATCGTAGAAAACTAAACTGGCAAGGTCCATATCTCGGTGAGAATATTGATGCTGAATATCCTGTGGAAAATCTATTGACTTCTTTGCGAGAAGAGGGTATAGTGGGTGTTGCTAGTGGAAGAGCAGAGTTTGGTCCGAGAGCATTCGGTAACCGAAGTCTCCTCGCCGATCCTACTAGACCAGACATTAAGGACAGAGTAAATGCAATCAAGCGTAGACAAAAGTTTAGACCATTCGCACCAGTCATCCTTGAGCAGCATGCAGCAGAATATTTTGACATGCCAGTTGAAGTATCCCCTTACATGCAGTTTACTGCAAGATGTAAATATCCTGCAAGGTTCCCTGCTATCATTCACGTTGATGGCACATCTCGCGTCCAAACTGTAAACGAGCAGCAGCATCCAGGATTGTTTGAATTGCTGACACGATGGTATGAAGAAACTGGTTGTCCGATGTTACTCAACACCAGTTTAAACGTCAAAGGATTTCCGATGGTGAATAATGAGAAAGATGCTGATATGTTCCAAGAAATATATGGAGTAAAGGTCTTTTAATAAATAATATTATGGGCGAGTTAGTATCATTTCCAGATAAATTTCTATCATATAGAAGATATCGTATATGTTTATATACAGATCTCGAGGTAGAACTTGTTGTCACTGCATTGAATACTTATCCAGATAGCGATAAGAGGTATACTGCAGATATGTTAACTGCATTAGATCCAATTTTTGTTAGAAAAGCACTTGACTTTTCGGTAGGAAACACTATAATTAGTGATGTTGCTAAGATTGCGATAAAAGAAATAATTAACAACATGGAAGAGATTCCTTTTGACGAGTAATACACTATGAATATTTTTTACCTTGACAATAACGTCAAAACTTGTGCCGAATATCACAACGACAAACATGTCGTCAAGATGATTCTAGAGTATGCACAACTACTTTCAACTGCTCATCGTGTCCTTGATGGTAATGAATACATTGATGCCTCTTCGGGGCGACGCATAAAACGTTGGCGTCTTGGCAATGAGAGTATGGAGAATATGCTTTACAAGGCATCGCACATTAACCATCCCAGTGCTATTTGGGTTCGGCAGTCTAATAATAATTACAATTGGTTGATGTGTTTGTTTCAAGATCTTTTACAGGAATATACGCATCGCTATGGTAAGATCCATGCGACTGATCGCCTAGTATACTGGTTGCGCCAACCTCCTGCCAATATTCCTGTTGGTTATTTCACACAACCAACTCCTGCTATGCCTGATGAATACAAAGTTCCTGACTCTATTCAGTCGTATCGGAACTATTATATCGGCGCAAAAAAAAGTTTCGCAAAATGGAAAAATCGTCCGATTCCACAGTGGTGGAGCGATTCAGTTTAATAAATACTTACATGAGACAAAAAAACAAAACTCCAATTCCAATTTTAGATACCGAAGTCCTCGGTAATTAGAGGCGGCACCGCTTTAGTGGTGTCGCCTTTTTCGTATTCACTCTAACTAGAATAGGACTGTTATGTCGAGAAGAAAACAAAACAATAACTTACAAGTTGTCTCAAATTCTGAACCACAAGTAACAATTGAAAAAAGCAAACTTTGTAAAGTAAAATATGATGACCTAAGACCTATTCAACCAAAAACACATAACCAACGTCTATTCTTCGAACTATACGATCAACAGTCTCCCGCCATACTGCTACATGGAGTAGCGGGAACTGGTAAAACTTTTATTTCAATGTATAAGGCACTTGAAGAAGTGCTGGATCCTGAAAATTCATTCGAACGTGTCATTGTGGTACGTTCGGCAGTTCCCTCCAGAGATATCGGACACCTTCCAGGTGACGAGAAGGAAAAAACAGAGGTCTATACTTTACCCTATGTTGAAATTTGTGAAGACTTGTTCAATCACATTCAACCTTTCCAGCGCATGCAGGAACAAAAGACCATCCATTTCCTAATCACCTCTTTCGTGCGTGGTATCACTCTTGATAATTCTATCGTGATCGTAGACGAATGTCAGAACATGACTGACATGGAATTAAACTCTATCATGACTCGTGTTGGTAAAAACTCGAAAATTATTTTCTGCGGGGACTTCCGACAAACAGACCTATATAAGAAGAACGATATGTCAGGTCTGCAAAAGTTTATCCATATTGCTGATATGATGCCATCATTTAAAACGGTCGAATTCTCTGTAAACGATATCGTACGTTCTAAGTTGGTGAAAGAATATATCATTGCAAGATTAGAATATGAAGAAAAATTCAATTAACTGTTGACTTTTGCGCAATTTTATAGTATAATGAATTATGTTTAAAACGATATATGAATATGAAGATTTCGCGCAGTCAACTACGAACGAAGATGGTAGTAGAGTTTACGTTAATGCCTCTGGTGTAGCGTATCCTTCTGCTACCACCGTCCTATCCGTTCTTTCTAGAGATGGTATCGCCAAATGGCGTGCTCGTGTTGGTGCTGAACAGGCAGATAAAATCTCTAAAAAAGCATCCACACGAGGAACCAAGATTCACTCTTTAACAGAGACATATCTCAAGAACGAAGATCTAGAAGAAGCGTATACGAGCACGAAAGCATCTTTGCTCGACCTTGAGATGTTTAAGAAGTTTAAACCTGTTCTGGATTCCATCGGCGATATTCATTGCCAAGAACTTGCTCTCTACAGCGACCATCTGCGGATGGCAGGTCGTGTCGATTGTATTGCAGAGTATAATGGTATGCCTGCAGTTATTGACTTTAAGACTTCTAGTAAGCCGAAGAAAAAAGAACATATCAGTTCCTACTTTATGCAAACCACTGCATATGCAATTATGTATGAAGAACGAACTGGTATTCCTGTTCCATACATCGTGATTCTGATTGCAGTTGAGGGTGATGAGCCGCAAGTATTTATTGAGAAGCGCGATAATTGGGCAAAAGAACTTATTCGCACTCGTGACTATTTTGAGAAAGGTTATTGGTCATGATTCTTTGTATGAATCCTCTTGTTTGTTATTTTGACGATTTCCTAACTTCACAAGAATGTGATCACATTATAGAATTGGCAAAACCCCATCTTGTTCCTGCTACAGTTTGCGACCATGATTCAGAGTCGCTTGATAGGAAGTTAGACGATCGTAGATCAAATACTTTCGCATTTATACCTCATAACGCAACTCCGATTGTTCTACAGGCTTGTGCAAAGATTAGTAAGTTTACTGGTATTGATATGATAAACGCTGAACAACTGCAAGTTATTCATTACGGCGAAAATCAAGAATACCAACCACACTATGATAGTTGGGATGAAGACAATAAAATCTGGACTGAGAAATCGGGTCAGAGAATTTTTACTGCACTTCTATATTTGAATGATGTAGAGGAGGGTGGTGCTACTTCTTTTCCTAATCTAGAACTAGAGATTGCACCAAAAAAAGGTAGAGTTGCGTTCTTTGCGAATACAAATTTATCAGCAACCACTCGACATCCGAATGCATTACACGGAGCCATGCCTGTAATCTCTGGAGAAAAATGGGCATGCAATCTCTGGTTTCGGGAAAGACAATATGTGGGATAATGATTACTCGGAAGATCGGTTTAATATCTGTCGAGATTGCCCTATGTTGAAACTTGGCAAATTTTGTGTCAAATGCGGCTGTGTCATGCCGATCAAAGTCAAACTAAAAAACGCAAAATGTCCAATAGGAAAATGGTAAAAGTGTTGACTTCTTTCGATAAGTATAGTATAAATAATATATCAGTTGTTGACAGTTGACAATAAAAGCGGAAAGACGGGGGTTCGACTCCCTCCACCTCCACCAAGAGGAAATTTATGGTAATATGCAGTTGTCGTGATATACGAGACTCTCAATATACTAACCGAGAAGAATTGAGAGTGCGTATAATGGAAGATGATTTTTGCTGCGGCACGTGCCAAGATGAGTTTCTTGTTGATGGGGGTGACCTTGGAATTCGATTTTCGTGTAATAGGAATACCGAGACTGATTGACTGGCAAAGCGCCACAAACTGTAAATGCAAACGATAACGTTGCCTTTGCTCTAGCTGCATAAGCTAGCATTGGGTTTTTGATAGTTTTTCCTCGAAACAGAATAAAACTATCAACCGTGCCATTTTAGGGGTAAACCGAGTTTCTATAGAACCCCATGTTTATAAATATTTGCATAACCTACTATGCCTCTACTTGAAAAAGAATGCCTAGTAGGTTTTTTTATCTTCGGATAACCAGTGTGGGGAGTCACTGGATAATACCCTCTCAAGTTTAACGAGTATTAGGAAATAAGATGACTTCCTTTAACAAGAAGTTTTTCAAGTTTCTTTCGATTTTTACAGTATTAATTTATGGTGTATATGGAATTAATTCATATGCTGAAAATGCTATCGAAAGAGATGCCAGAGAATATTCTCTGAGTGTCACAGAAGCAATCCAGGACATCAAAGAAGATGTCCAAGAAACCAAACAAAAAAACAAACAGCGTAAAATACAAACGCAAAATATACATTTGGCAAATAATCGCGAATTGAAATGCCTTGCTGATAACATTTACTATGAAGCAGGTAATCAATCTTCTAAGGGTAAACTTGCAGTTGCTGCAGTTACCATCAATCGCGTAAATAGTCCCAAATTCCCGAAATCAGTATGCTCAGTTGTGTACCAGAGAACAAGCAGAGTTTGTCAGTTCTCATGGGTGTGTGAAGGCAATAAGCGTGTACGTAGTGCACAACAATATGCCGAATCAAAAAGAATTGCTGAAAAAGTATTGTTTTCTGGAGCAAATGAAGGTATACTTAGTCGTAACGTTTTATTCTACCATGCGGATTATGTTAATCCTCGTTGGAAATTAAATCGTGCAGCTAAAATTGGAACTCACATTTTTTATTATGGATAAGGTGAAATAAATTGTTTAATTTGGTAATGGGTGAAATTATGGATGAAGTTGAATTTACTAACGAATTCCTTATTACTAGGGAATTTTCTACGGCAACAGATTTCTCGCAGCATATCGAGAAGCAAGCAAGAGTTAATGGAATCCCGTGTATGGATATGCTGGTTGATTATTGTATTAAACGAGAGATTGAAATGGAATCTGTTGCCGTTCTACTTACATCCTCTCTCAAAGAGAAGATTCGAGCAGAAGCAGAAGAACTTAACTTACTCAAGCGTAAGGGTGGAAAGCTACCAATCTAATGGAACCTTTCGAAGTTTATCGCCTCTATATGGCGTTGAAGCTGCATTTTACTACAGACAATTATAACATTACCAAAACCAAGGGTGCAGTCAAATGTTCACAGACTGCATTTCTTAAACGCAAGGATCTATTCCTGTTTAGGAAACTTGCTAGTAAGTTTTCCAAGAAAGAAGTCATCGAATATTTCGTCTCGAATTTTGTTCGTGGTGATAAGTTCGGCGGAATCTGGGACTCAGAATCGATTGAAGTTTATGAGTCGTGGAAAACAAAACAACAAAAACTTTCTTATATATTTAAGAATGATATTTCGACGCTAATGTTAGAGTCGGAAAAGCTGAGTGTTGATGCATTGGTTTCGGCTGATGGTCAACATCCAGTTGCTGTTAAATTATACCTTGGAAAAAAGATTTCATTAGAAACTCTTATTATCCTTGACAAATTGTTTAATTTCAGGTATACTAACAGTAGTTTAGATGGGGATATTATCTGGAAAGATATTTCTCTTCTAATCGA